TCAAAGATTTGGGCATCGCAGTTCCCGACACGTTGTCCGATCTGGAAGTAGCATGCGGCTGGGGTTACAAGTGCGTCGAGGTTATGCGCGACCATCTTTCATTCGACGGTTTTACCGCACCGGAGGATACCGACACCGACGCGCTGTTGAAGCGGATTTCGCGCCGAAACTTCATGGACACACGCGTAGGCAAGGCGGTCAATTCCGCGCTCAAATACTGCTTTTCGATGTGGGTTGTTACAGCAGACGATGACGGGCATGCCCGCATCACGTCGTACCCGCCGACCTTGTCAACGGGCATTTGGGACGATGTTCACGAGTGCCTATCGTCTGGCATGTGGGTAGTGTCTTTCGCACGCGAGAACGGGCGCGCAACAAACCGCCCCAACTGGGTCGATGTGCTTTTGCCCGATTGCCTTATCCGCTTGCGAGACAACGGCGATGGGGATTGGTTCGCCGAGTACATCGAGCACGGCCTTGGCGTTGTGCCAATGTTCATAATGCCGCACAACCCAGACGATGACCGACCTTTCGGCGTTTCGCGAATCAACTCGGAGGTGCGCTGGCTGATCGACTGCGCGATGCGAGCCAACGTGAACGAAGAGATTGCGGCGGCCTTCGCCGCATCAACGCAGAAGTACCTGCTCGGCACCGACGGAGATGCCTTCGAGGACAAGACGAAATGGAGCGCTTTCATCGGCTCCATCTTCGAAGTCTCGATTAACAGCGAGGGGCAGATTCCCCAATTCGGCCAGCTCACGCAGCCGAGCATGCAACCGATGACAGAGCACTTCGCCAACCTTTGCAAGCGCATGAGCGCTGCAACGGGGATCCACGTCGGGCAGTTCGGCATCATGTCGGACAACCCATCAAGCGCCGAAGCGATCTATGCCGAGAACGAGCCCTTGATCCTCAAATGCAAGAGCTTCATCAAGGAAGCGAAGGCGGCACTCACGCGGGTGGCCACCGCAGCGATCGCAACCGAGCGCGGCACCACCTACGAGGAAGCGCAGGATTCGTGCGATGTGTCGGTGCACTTCCTCAACCCAGCCATGCCGACCTTGGCACAGCAAACCGACAGCTCCATCAAGCTCGCTTCCGTGGTCGACGGCTTTGCCGGCACACCTACCTTCTGGCGATTGAACGGCCTGGACGATGACGAGGTGCGAAACGTCGAATCGGAGATCCGCCGCAACGTCACCAAGGCGGCTGCTTCGGCTCTGATAAGCGGTGTGGTTGCCGCATCGGGCGGCGAAGAGCCAAGCGAGCCGATCCAGGAGCAATCCGATGATCTCGCGGAATGAGTTCGACGCCTATAACCGCGCCGTTGACAAGATCGGCAAGGATGCAGCATCTAATGTCGAATCTTCGGTCCTGAATTGGTGCCGCCAGAATCCAGCCGCTTCGGTTGCGGAAAAGCGCGAAGCTGCGAAGCTGATCATGGAGGGTTACGTGCAGGGGTATGACGAGGTTGCATCGGAATTTGCCGCTGAATGGTACGACCACCGCACAAGGTCTGATGGAATAAGCCTTGATCAAGCCATAACCATGACGGTCTACTCGCCTGAGAAAACTGATGCGGTGGCACGGTATCAGGCGAGGAAGCTCACAAAGGGCGGCGATGCCGCGTTCGCGAAGGCTTGCGGCGAGTATGCCAGGAACGATGCCTTCCGAAGCCTCAATGAGACCATCATCGCCAACGTCGGGCGCGACAAGGACAAGGGCGCGAGGTTCGCCCGCGTTCCGACTGGCTTCGAGACGTGCACGTTCTGCCTCATGCTCGCGAGTCGCGGCGCGGTCTACCACACGCGCAAGACAGCAGGCGAATGGAAGCATTTTCACCGCGGCTGCGATTGCAAGGTGGTTCCGAGCTTCGATGACGATCCACTCGCCGAGGTGGTTGAGGGTGTCGATCCGAGGGATCTGTATGATCAACGGAAGCAGTTCAAAGGTATTGATGAGATCGAAGGATTGACTATCGCCGAGAAGGACGCGAGGAAGCGCGCCACGCTCGACGGGAGTGTCCCCGAAGGCCCAGGTTGGTCGACGAGCGTATTCGGACGGCTCGACGTAGTAGAAGCCGATATTGACGCACCGCTTCCAACCGGCACGGCATTAGCGTCGTCCGTCACGGGAAAGTTCAAGTCTTATTCACTCCCGTCTGGGCGACGGTTTTTATTTAAGGTAGACATGGACCCAAGCAAGCAGGACATGACGCCAAAAAGGCTGCTCTCTCTTTACGAAAAGGTCCCCGATCATATCAAAGCCCGCATGCAGAAGACAATCTATGTTGTCGACTATGCGAACCCGTTTGACTCATACTGGAAAAAGCAATACCGTCAATTCCCTGGATCATATGCAACAGGTGGGGACGAAATAACTTTCTGGGCATATACGGGACATGATGACGCCCACCTTGTAAGGGCGCTGTGCCATGAGACTGGCCATAAAGTCGATGCAGAGGAAGCGCCGTCCGGAAAGAACTTCAGCTCAGGTAAAACGTGGGACGATGCGATTACGTCCGATTACAGACACAGCAAAATAACCCATCCGACGAAATATGCCGCCAATTCACTAGCTGAAGACTTCGCGGAGTCGGTGGCACTATATACTGTTGATAGCGTAAATTTTAGGCGTGATTTTCCAAATCGCGCGACTATTCTCGATAGTTTTTTTGGGGGTGGGGACAGTGTCAGAGGTTCAACGAGTTGATGAGCCGACACCCAACGGCGGAGATTACTCTGAGATCATCTATATGAATGACAATTGGGATGTTGTTGATGAAGACGTTGCTACCCAGTGCGTAATCCGCGAGTGCGCCGCCGATGGTTCGCTCGTTTGTGAAACGTTCGGGATAATGTCATGAGGAGCGACCTAGACCTCGTGCGCTCCATCCTCATATACGTGGAGGACGCCGATAGCGAGGTCGACGCAGGAGACATGGCGACTAAGCGCTGGCCGATTGAGTTGGTTGCGTACCATGTGAGGCTTATGGCTCACCATGGGCTTATCGACGTATCTCGGGACATTAGGGACATGAACGGCAGCACCATCGAGCTAACCGTGGCAGGCATCACATGGGACGGCCAAGACTACCTTGACTCCATTAGGGAGCCGAAGGTTTGGAAAAAAGTCAAGAAGATTCTCGCGGATACGGTTGGGTCGACCACCCTGGATGTTGTCCGGCAGACGGGCTCCATGGTCGCGCTGTCCATGGTCAGGGAGGGCCTAGGCATGTAGGCAAAAATCCAAGAACAGAACAACAATACGACAAAGGCCCCATTCGGGGCCTTTCTTTTCGGATGGGTGGCGGAGCGGCTTATCGCGCCCGGTTGCTAACCGGGTGAGCCCCGCAAGGCTCCGCGGGTTCGAATCCCGCCCCATCCGCCAGTTGAACCAAGGCACCCGCACGGGTGCCTTTTTTCATACCTAAAACCGCCCCGCATGGGGCAAGCAGACGCGCTGCACAGCGCAAAGGAGGAAACGCATGGAACAGGAAGATCAGGCACAGGAGCTTGAAGGCACCGCTGCCGATCCTGCACAGGATCAGGGAGCAGATGAAGGCGCGGAAGAGAAGGACTGGAAGTCGCTTTACGAAGGCGCGATCAAGGAATCGCGCAAATGGGAGAAGCGGTCAAAGGCAAGCCGCGCCGAGATCGAGAGCCTGAAGGCCGCATCGCCGAAGCCAGATCCAACACTCGAAGAGCGGCTCGCGGCGCTCGAAGAGGAGAACAACAGCCTCAAAGCCGCCAAAGCGCGAACCGCTCTGATCGACTCCGTTGCAGCCGCCACCGGCGTAGACCGCTCGCTTGTCGCATCGCTCAACGGCGAGGACGAGGAAGCCCTCACCGCGCAGGCAGAGGCAATCGCCGCAATCGCGAAACCGCGCGGCGGCGCACCAGCCGTTCCAGAGGCGGGCGGCAAGGACAAGCCAGGCAAGCCCTCCAAGCGAGAAATCCTCGCAATCGAAGACAAGAAAGAACGCCTGGCGGCAATCGCCGCCAACATCGATCTCTTTAAATAAGAGAGAAAGGGGCGCACATGCCCGATATCAAATCCCTCGCTGAATCCCGCAACGTGGACATGGTAAACACCTTCACCAAGTCCCTTAAAAAGCTTACCATGATGCTTTCCGCCTGCGAGCCGATCAAGGCTGCGCCTAGCGAGACTTTGCACCAGAAGAAGATCACCGGCAAGCTCACGACTGAGGAATACGTTGAGGGTCAAGTGATTCCCGTGTCCACCTACACATGGGAGGACGTGAAGACCTACGAGGTCAACATCAAGCCCTACCGCAAGCAAGCGACTTTGCAGGAGATCAAGAAGCGCGGCTACGATGCTGCGGTAGACAAGACCGATGGAGCGATGCTCTCCGACATCCAGAGCGATATCAAGAAGAGCTTCATCGGCGTACTGGGCGGCGAAGGTGTCACTGCAGTAACTGGCAAGAACCTCGTTGCAACCGCCGCAACCGCTTGGGCAACGCTGTCCAACACGGTTGAGGAATACGACTTCGGCGATGTCGAGGCTATCTTCTTCGCCAATCCGCTCGACTTCGCCAAGCAGATCGGCGATTCGGAGGTATTCTCCGCCTTCGGCGTCAGCTACATCGAGAACTGGGCTGGCCTTGGCACCCTCGTGTCCACTGGCTCTGTGACCGCAGGCACCATCTACGCCACGGTCAAGAGCAACGTCAAGTGCTACACCGCACCTGCCGAAGGCGATGACTTATTCGGCTTCTACACCGATGAGACCGGTCTCATCTCCGTGTCCCATTCCGCGAAGCTCGATTCCATCACGCTCGACACGGTTGCATACACGGGCTTCGTGCTCTTCGCCGAGTACGTAGACTTCATCGTTAAGGGCACCATCGCCGCAACCGCTTAAAGATAAGGAGCCTACATGTACGCAACAGTGACATATCCGTATCGCGACCGCGATACCTTGGAGATCCATTACACGGGAGACACGGTCGAGCTTGCCGCCGATCGCTTCACCGAGCTTGAGGCGGCTGGGTACGTGGATGCGGCAGAAGAGCCGATCAGCGAAGCGGCAGCCGAAGAGCAAGCCGAAGCCGAGCCTGAAGAGCCGACCGATGAAGCGGTCGGAGAGCCGAATCCCGCCGACATGACGGCGGCCGAGCTTCACGCCGCCATTGAAGCCGCTGGCGGCTTCGCCCCGAAGAAGGCGACGAAGGCAGAGCTCGTGAAGCTGTACGAGGCGCTGTGATGGAATCCTTCGCAACGCTTGCCGACTACGAGGCGCGCTACGGCGCGGTGGCAGAAGGCGATTGCGCGAGGGTCGAAGCCTTGCTTGAGGACGCGAGCGGAATGCTGCTCGGTGCGTACATTGAGCGGTACTCGACCGCCTACGCCAAGGGCGAGCACCCGATCTTCGATCAGGCTGCGAAGGCGGTGACGTGCGCGGTTGTCTCCCGCGCGTACAACGTCCCGCTCGGCATGGCTGGCGCAACGCAGCTCTCGCAGGCGGCTGGCGATTACAACGCGTCGGTCACCTTCGCGAACCCAACAGCAGAGCTGTGGCTCGGCAAGAACGACCGCAGGCGGCTTGGCCTGGCAGGAACGCGGATCGGCTCGATCCCCGCCATGACCGCGAAGGACCGTGAGCAGCGATGAACCTCTTCGCAACAGAGACCGTGACGGTCATCAGCACCGCCACCGAGCTTGACGATCTAGGGGAGCCGATCAGCTCAACGCCGACGGAAACGGCGGTGCAGGCGATCGTTCAGCCTGGATCGACCGAATCCTTGGACGAGACCCGCCCCGAAGGCGTGAGCGTTGAGTACACGCTTCATTTCCCCAAGACATGGACAGCCCCGCTCAGGGGCTGTTTCTGTTTGGTGCGGGGAGAGCGCTTCGCGGTGATCGGCGACCCGAAGCCGTACACGCCCGCCAACACGCCTGGCGGCTACAACCTCACCGTGGAGGTGACCAGAACCGATGGTTAACTTCAAATGCAAGTGGCGGCTGAAGCGCTACAAGGCCAAGAAGGCTGGCTATCCAGCGGTCATGTCGAACACAAACATCCAGGGCATGCTTCGCGGCAAGGCCCATGCGGTGAAGGGCGCTGCCGACTCGTCTGCTAGCCCTGGTGCCGTGTACGGAGTGGAGCCGTTCAAAGGATCGCTTGGCACCGGCTACCTGGTCACAACGGAGAACGCCGACGCGGCAGTCGATGAGTTCCGTCACAAGACGCTGACCAAGGCGGCTGGCAGAGCCGGTGCGGGCGGCGGCAGATGATGGACGTTGAGGCGGTGGTGGCCCGCAAGCTCAAAGCCACCCTCAACCTTCCCGCATTTCTTGAGGTGCCCGCATCGCCGCCAGACCAGTACATCGTCGTTGAACAGGTGGGGGGCGGCTCAAACTTCGCCGATCCCGTCCTTTTGGACGTTGACTGCTGGGCTGGCAAGCCTGGTCGCCGCGATGCAGCCGCGATCGCGGCGAGAGTGCGCGAAGCAGTGCGCGACCTTGACGAAGAGCCGAACATCTTCGACCCAAAGCCTACAAATACCTATCGATCGAACGACCCTCAAACGGGTCGTTCTCGCTATACGGTGCAGGTTTCCCTGCGCCTATGCGAATGACAAGAAGGGATTTGCCGATGGCAAAAACTGTATCCAAAACCAACAACCAAGAGAACGTCTCCTCCGGCAAGGGCGTCAAGGGCGGCTATATCTACTCCGCTCCCGTAGGCACCGCGTTGCCAACCGACATCAAGACCAGCCTCGGCGATGCCTTCGAGTGCCTTGGCTTCATCTCCGAGGACGGCTATGTGGAGACCATCGACGAGGACTCCAACGACACCGTTGACATGAACGGCGATCTCATGGATTCCTCCAACTCCAACCGTGTTGAGTCCGCTCAGGTGACCTTCGCCGAGATCAAGGCAAGCACACTGAAGCGCCAGTACGGCGAGGACAACGTCAAGGACGAGGGCGGCGTCATCTCCGTGAAGCACAACTCCAACTCCCACCCGACCTTCATCTACGTCCTCGAATTGGTACTGAAGAACAACCGCCGCTGGCGCAAGGTCGTGCCGCAGGGCCAGTCCTCTGAGCTGGACGACCTCACCATCGCGTCTTCCGAGCTTTGCCAGCGCCCACTGACGATCAAGTACCTCACCGACTCCGAGGGCAACACCTGCTACGACTACTTCGAGTCGACCGAGACCGATGCAGCTTAACTGAGCATCAAGCGCCCACCGCAAAGGTGGGCGCTGTTTTTTAGCGCGGTCGCCTTCCTGGGGCGTTCCCATCTGTAGGCGTGGGAACGCCCTAGGAAGGCATGCACCGTGCATGAGCCTACGAAGCCTACTTAGAAAGAGAGAACCACCATGGCTAACACGAAGAAGCACTCCGACAACACCAAGACCATCGACTTCCGCGGCGAGAAGTTCCTCATCGACTGCGCTGCCGTGAAGTCCGTGAAGGTGCAGCGAGCCCTTGCCGGCATGACCGAGGACGCAAACCGCGGCTATTGGGCGATCGACAAGATCCTCTGCGGCAACCTCGACGATGCGCTTGACCGCATCCCCGAGGAGGACGGCAGCGTGTCCGACCTCGGAGCAAGCGAGGATGCGTTCGCGGCGTTCTTGGAATACGTGGCCAAGGAAGCCACCGCAAAAAACTAATAGGCTTTGTGCGCGCGTGGATCGATGCCCGCGCGGAGTTGGTTGCGGACTTTATGCAGTATTACGGAGTCGTCCTTCCGCTTGATGACGAGGGCATGGATGCCATCGCAGACGGCACCATGTACGGCATTCTTTGGGAGCAGTTGCCCAAGGAATCGCGAACGGCGCGGCGGGATTGCCCCGACCTGATTTGGGGCGATTCCGAGCGGCTGCTCTGGTCGATCGAGTACTCGCTTCGGATCCTCACATGGCAGAAGTCCAAGGACGGCAGCAAGGGGCGCAACCGCCCAAAGCCGTTGCAGACTCCGATGGAGCGCCACCGCAACCGCCAGGCAGCCGATGCCGCGCTCGCGCACAAGGCGGAGATCGACAAAGTGTTAGGCATGGTCTAAGCCGAAAGGTGACCGACCATGGCCAATCAAGTAGGCGCAGCCTACATATCAATCATGCCGTCTATGGACGGCTTCGCTGGCAGGACCGCGCGCATGTTCGGCGCCAACGGCACCGCTTGCGGCTCGAAGTTCAGCGGCGGCTTCAACCGCGGCATGGGCGGCTTGAAGACCGCATCGGCCACCTTTGGAGCCTTCGGCACGAAGATGGCCGCGATAGCAGGTGCCGTTGCCGGCACCGTGCAGACGGGAATCACCGCCGCGATGGGGGCAATCAGCAACTCCATCGGCGCGGCGGTTTCCCGTGTGGACACGATGGCGGCTTTCCCCCGCGTCCTTAGCGGCCTAGGATACGAGGCATCGGACGCAAGCGCGGCCATCCAGAAGATGAGCGATCACCTCACTGGCTTGCCGACGCGCCTTGATGCAATGACGTCAAGCGTTCAGAAGATCGTGCCCACGGTGAAGGATGTCGGCAAATCGACCGACATCATGCTGGCCTTCAACGACGCGCTGCTTGCCGGCGGCGCTTCGACACAGGTGCAGGAAGCCGCACTGGAGCAGTTCGCGCAGACCCTTGCCAAGGGCAAGCCCGAGCTTGAGGATTGGCGAAGCATCCAAACTGCGATGCCTGGCCAGCTCGACCAGGTGGCGAAGAAGCTCCTTGGGGCTTCTGCATCGAGCCAGGATCTGTACGAGGCGATGAAGACTGGCAAAGTCTCCATCGATGACTTCACGCAGGCCTTCGTCGACCTTGACCAGCAGGGCCTTGACGGCTTCGCGAGCTTCGCCGAGCAGGCTAAGGCTGGCACCGCCGGCATCGCGACCAGCATGGCCAACCTGCAGAATTCCGTTGTAAAGTCGGTCGCTGGCGTGATCCAGGCGTTCGGCACAGATCGAATCTCCGGCGCTGCGCAGGCAATGACGGTTCAGATCCAAGGCGCTGGCAACCTTGCCGCACAGGCGGTGTCCAACCTCATGGGCTGGATCGATCAGCTTGGAGCCAAGCTGCAGGAAAACGGCGCTGCCGAAGCATTCTCCAGCGCAATGTCCACGTTGGGGCAAGCCGTGTCCGACCTCGTCGGGTTCATCGGCGGCGTGCTAAGCGCCTTGACCGGCCTTGACGGCTCGGAGCAGAGCGCAGCCAACGCAGCCGATGTGCTCAAAGGCGCGATGGACGCATTGCAGCCGATCATCCAGGCTGTGGGCAACGCCTGCGCATTCCTGAAGGACCACGCATCGCAGCTTGCGCCCATTATCTCCATGCTTGCCGGTGCGTTCGCGGCCTTCAAGGTCGTCGATGCCGTGTCGCAAGGCCTTACCGCGGTAGGCAAGGCAACCGATGAGCTGCCGAAGAAGGCACCGAAGGGCGCAAGCGCGATCGAGAAGCTCGCCGAGGCTTTGAAGAAGGTGCAGCCGAAGAACATCCTCTCGGTTGCCGTTGCCTTCATCGCGCTCGGTGCTGGCGTGCTGCTGGCATCGGTCGGTCTCGGCATCATCGCCAATTCCGCAATCCAGCTCGCCGCCGCAGGACCGGGCGCTGTCGTTGTGATGGTCGGCATGGTTGCGGCGATCGCGCTGCTTGCCGCAGGTGCCGCAGCGATCGGCCCAGCACTTACCGCCGGGGCGGTCGGCATGATCGCCTTCGGCGCTGCAATCGCCCTGATCGGGGTCGGCATCCTGGCTGCAACCGCTGGCATGTCCATGCTCGCGCAGCAGCTGCCGATTATCGCGCAGTACGGCACCCAGGGCGCGATCGGCATCGCCGCGTTGGGCGTTGGCTGCCTGGTGCTCGGCGCTGGCGCTTTGGTGGCAGGTGTCGGCCTGGTGGTGATGGGCGCTGGCCTTGTGATCGTGGCGGCTGGCGCTGTGCTCGCCGCCGCAGGGTGCGTCCTGCTCGCGGCAGGGGCTGTGGTCCTCGGTGCTGCGCTGATCGTGGTTGGCGTGGGCGCGATGATCGCTGGCCCTGGCTTGATGCTGGTGACATCTGCCGTGGCGATGGGCGCACCGTACGTGCTCGTGATGGGCGCTGGTGCCCTTGTCTTGGGCGCTGCGCTGATCGTCGTAGGCGTTGGTGCCATGCTCGCTGGCGCTGGCCTTGTGCTCGTCGGCGCAGGGGCTGCAATGGGTGCCGCGACCATCGGTTTGCTTGCCGCTGCGATGGGGCTGCTCGGCGGCTCGCTTGGCATCGTTTCCGCTGGACTCACCGCCATCGCAGGGGCGATGGGCGCTTTGGGCGCTTCTGCTTCCGTGGTGTGCGGGGCATTCAACCAGATGGCGGGGTCGCTGCCCTCGATCGCGGGAAGCGGCGGCGCTGCCGCT